CAATCTGTGATGCAGAGACAACAAAATTGTTATCTGCACCAAATGTATCTCTTGATCCTATTAGCGGTTCGTTTCCTGGGGCAACTATGAAGTGGGCTAAGGATCGTGAAAAGAAGATACAGAAAGAGCGTAAGGCAAACTCGTAAGAGCCCTTACATGTAAAAAGGCTACTTCCACAATGCGATTATGCACGGAGTTTTATGGCTACTTTTATTGACGAGCGACCAGAAGAAGAAAACGAAGAGTTCGAGGATCTCAATGCAGAGATCGAAGATGTTAACCCAGAAGAAGTAATCGAGGAGCCTGAACAGGCCAATCAAGAAGAACCTTCACCCACAGACGAACTGCCAGAGAAGTATCGAGGCAAATCTGATATTGAGATTGCTAAGATGCACATGGAAGCTGAGAAGCTTCTAGGACGACAGTCTTCTGAGGTTGGTGAACTACGAACTATCGTAGACGACTTCGTAAAGTCACAACTTGATACACAAAAAGCTGCCCCGCAGCAAGACGAAGAAGAACCGCTAGATTGGTTCTCTGATCCTGATAAAGCCCTTGAACAGGCTTTAGCAAAGCATCCTAAACTCAAGGAAGCTGAAACCGTATCCCAGCAGATGCGACAGGCACAAGCCTTAGCAGAACTGCAAACCAAACACCCAGACTATCAAGAAGTTCTTGGTGAGAAAGCGTTTGGTGAGTGGGTATCAGCCTCTAAGATTAGGTTGCAACTGTTTAAACAAGCAGACGCCCAGTATGATACTGAAGCTGCTGATGAGCTGTTAACTCTCTGGAAAGAGCGTCGACAGTACACTCAACAGGCTGTATCAAACGAGAAGACTGCTCGTAAAGAACAAGTTAGAGCTGCCTCTACAGGCTCTGTATCCGGATCAGGTGAAGCACCTAGCAAGAAGATCTATCGTCGGGCTGACTTAATTAAACTAATGCAAACCGACCCCGATCGATACATGAGCATGGCAGATGATATTCAGCGAGCTTATGCAGAGAAGAGGGTACGATAATCCCATTCTGTAAGGAGCTTTAAAATGGCACTGGGTTCAAACCATGTCACTAATACTACAGCTGCAACTTTCATTCCGGAGCTGTGGAGTGACGAAATCGTAGCGGCATACAAGAAGAATCTTGTACTCGCCAACCTCGTAAACAAAATGCCTATGAACGGCAAGAAAGGCGATGTTCTTCACATCCCTAAGCCTACTCGTGGCGCAGCATCTGCAAAGACTGCTGAAACTCAAGTAACTCTTCAGGCTTCAACTGAGACTGAAGTAACTGTCACTATCGACAAGCACTACGAATACTCGCGCTTGATCGAAGACATCACCGAAGCACAAGCATTGGCTTCACTTCGTCGTTTCTACACAGACGACGCAGGTTACGCTCTTGCTAAGCAGGTCGACGACGACTTGTTTGTTCTTGGTAAGTCACTTGGTAACGGTACTGGTGCTTCTTGGGTACACAACAACGCTTACCAGATCAACACTACTTCTGGTGTGATCGAAGCGTACGACGCAGACGGGACTGCTGACATCGGTGATTTCACTGACGCTGCATTCCGTGGTTTGGTACAAGAGTTAGATGACGCTGATGTTCCTATGGACAACCGCGCATTGATCGTACCTCCATCAGCGCGTAACACTATCATGGGTATTGACCGCTACATGTCTTCTGACTTCGTAAACGGTCGTGGTGTTAACAACGGTCAAATCGGCCAGTTGTACGGCATCGATGTGTACGTTACTTCTAACGCTCCGACTATGGAGTCAGGCGTTAAAGCCGGTATCTTGTTCCACAAGGACGCTATGGTTCTTGCTGAGCAGGTTGGTGTACGTTCACAGACTCAGTACAAGCAAGAGTACCTCGCTACTCTGTTCACTTCTGACACTCTCTATGGTGTTGAAGTTATTCGTCCAGAATCAGGTGTTGTAGTAGCACTACCTGCATAAGGACTATCTAGGCTAGAGAGTCTCTATGGCTCTCTAGCCTTCCCTATTCTATACTGGAGAGATCAATGGCAATTTATCGTGGCCCAGGTGGTGCAGGTGACGCAAACAGCGATATCACCATTAACCTTGTCACCGAACTGACTCAGGAAGCAGAAGAGCATAAAGACGCTGCCGCCTCTTCAGCCGCTGCTGCGCTAGCTTCTCAACAAGCTGCAGCAACTTCTGAAACAAACGCCTCCCCTGTAAACGCTATTGTTAGCGAAATTACAACGGTCGCAGGCATCTCCTCTGACGTTACTACTGTTGCAGGTATTGACAGTGACGTAACAACTGTATCGGGCAATAACGCAAACGTTACTACCGTTGCAGGTATCTCAAGCAACGTAACAGCCGTGGCGGGTAACAACGCAAACGTAACAACAGTCGCAACAGACATTGCTAATGTCAATACAACTGCAACAAACATCACAAACGTAAACACTGTTGCCGGTATTTCAAGCGACGTTACAGCCGTTGTAGCTGATGCTACAGATATCGGTACTGTTGCTACAGACCTCACAGGTTCTGACACCATCGGTACTGTTGCTACAAATATTGCTAATGTTAACACTGTAGCAGGTATCTCGTCAGACGTTACAGCCGTTGTAGCTGACCAGGCGGATATTGGTACAGTTTCTACAAACATCGCTAACGTCAATACAGTTGCCGGAGTATCCACAGACGTAACAACTGTTGCAGGTATCTCAAGCGACGTTACAGCCGTAGCCGCAGACGCTACAGACATCGGCACAGTCGCAACAAACATCGCAAACGTCAATACTGTAGCTACAAACAACACGAACGTAACTACAGTCGCTACAAACATTGCAGACGTTCAAGCCGCTGCAACTAACATTGCAGATATTCAAGCAGTAGCTGACGAAGTTGCTAAAGTCATTACAGTCGCTAACGACTTAAATGAAGCAACTTCAGAGATTGATACAGTCGCTAACAGTATTGCTAATGTTGATACAGTTGGCACAAACATTACCGCTGTCAATAACGTCTCTGCAAACATCGACTCAGTAAACAACTTTGGTGATACATACTTTGTGTCGGCAACGGCGCCATCGTCTCCAACAGAAGGTGATCTTTGGTTCGACACAACCAATCAAGTCATGAAAGTGTACACTGACTCTGGATTTGCAAACGCAGGCTCCTCAGTCAACGGAACCTCTGAGCGTCAGAACTATGTAGTTGGTACATCATCAGGAACATACGACGGATCGACAACAGTATTCCCTGCAACCTATGACGCAGGATATGTGGACGTTTATCTGAATGGCGTAAAGCTGGTAGTCGGCACTGACTTCACAGCGACGAACGGCACATCAATCACACTGTCTTCTGCGGCGACATCAGGCGATGCGGTCAACATCATCGGATACGGTACGTTTGAGCTATCGAACTTCTCGATCAACGACGCAAACGATGTAAGTCTATCGGGTATCACCAACGGTCAGGTATTAGCCTACAACAGCACAAGTGGTGACTTAGAACCTACAACTATTATTTCAGATGTAGTAGGAGATGCGACTCCTCAGCTTGGCGGTAACTTAGACCTTAACTCTAATGACATCACTGGCACGGGTAACATCAACGTAGACGGTACAGTTACGGCTGATGGATTGACATTAAGTTCTGCATCATCTCCCAATTTAAATATTACTGACACTACAAACACTGTTACAACGCAAATTGCTTCAACCGATACTCAGGGCTTTATTGGGACAATCACTAATCACACATTCCAAATTGTGTCCAATGGTACTAAACGATTAAGAATTGAAAGCAATGGCGACATCAACCTAGGCTACGAAGACACTGGCACGACACCTAAGCTGTTCTGGGATGCGAGTGCTGAGAGACTTGGGATTGGCACGACTAGTCCTCAGTCTGCTCTTGATGTAAATGGAACAACCCGCACAGTTTATCTTTTAACAAGTAATGATATTATTCTTGGCGGCTCTAACAATGGTGATATTTATGGTTCAGATGACACGCAAAGATTAATTATTGCAGGTGGAACAAAGGATAGTGGTGCAACATTAAGGTTATTTGGCGGGACTCACAGTTCTTTAGCGAAACAAATGTATCTTGATGCAGATACTCATATCTTTAGAGCAGAAAACGCAACGGGCGAACGGATGCGCATCGACTCCTCTGGTCGGGTTGGAATTGGCACAACAACACCAAGGGCATTGATGGACTTTGGCGTTGGAACAGGCGATGCGGCTACAATTTCAACGACTATCTCAGATTATCAAATTGTTTTCGATGCGCCCGGTGGAACTGGAGACTACGCAAGAAACATCGGATGGTGTTCTGGAACAACGTCTATTGTTGCGGGGATCACTACAAAAGATGAAGGTGGCAACACAGCAACCGGAGTCAGATTTCTTGCAGGGTCAACTCTTGGTTTATCTGATGTTGGCGGATTTAGTTCAGGTGGCAATTTTTTAATGGACTCCGGATACGGCTCTGCCACCACAGCGTATGGTTGTCGGGCGTGGGTTAACTTTAATGGCACTG